TCCTCATCCAATTCAAATGAAACTCTGACTTCTCTATCGTCACTCTCAACATTCTTTAATACAAAGCAACTATCCATAGCAGTAAACTTTCGTGAGTTATATCCACTATCATTACTACTATTATATTTTCGCATTATATCTAAATCAGCTTTTGGAAATCTATTATCTACCACTGTCTTACATATTTCATGTATATCTTTTTGAGTAGAAAAGAAGCGAGTAGTCGCTTCTAGTAGTTGATCTTTTTGCTCACAGGGAGTTTGAAGAACTACTTTCCAATGCTCTTTTTTTAGTGCTGATCTTTTAGCACCATTTAGTCTTACTTGATCTGTCATCTTTTATCCTTTCTGACAAACACTATACTTGAACTAAGCTAGGAAGTCTAGCTAATTCTTCGTTGTATTGTTCCATAAAAACATACGCGCACATCTGTCTACAAAACAAACCTCGCGCATTATTATTCTGAGGAACATTCCACGAAACCTTTTTTGATTTCTCATCATAGTTAGAGTTAAATCGGCTTGTGGCTTGTAGCCATGCGTCTTTGGATACACTTCCAACTCTTTGATCGAAATATGTATTCCAACTTCTACCACCATAGGAATATTCACCCACAGGGCGACCACATGTCTTACATCTATCTTTGCTCATGTTTATCCTTTCTACTGCTAAAACGCAGTCCATAGCCCATATGGGCTATGGAATGTGCTTTATTTTTTTCTTCGTTTTCTATCCCAACTAACAGGCAGAAATGCTAGCCAAATGCAAAAAACTAAGATGATTATATAAATTAACACATCAATCATTTTTTTACATTTAAGTCATCAGGAACATAACCCAATATTTCGACTACATCTTTTGCAGTTCTAAAATTATTCTTCTCAACATCAAAATAAGTTAAGAGAACATCACCTTTAGAACTACTCCACACTTTACAATCATCAACCCACTTACCAATTCGTGAGATAACTTTATTGTGTTTCTTTGCATAGTATTTGATCTTAAAAGTTCTACCTTTTAGATCATCTTCATTTAGGTTTAGTTTATCCATATTCCTTTATCCTTTCTTGTGGGATATTCTATCACAGAATATCCCACATTGTCAAATTTATTTTTTAGCAAAAAAATCAGAAACAATTTTATGACCTGTTTGCATACCTTTAACATGACCTTGTGAACAACCACGAAGATACACAATTTCCAACATGGCTTTTAAATAGTCCATGTGTGACCAATCAGGTTGATTGACATTCTCATCTTTTAAGACTGCCAACATATCCCTAATTAATTGTTTTTGGTTATCATCAAGACCATTCATATACATATGAACTGCTTGTTTCATCATGTCTAAAAGATCTTCTTGGTCTTTTAACTCTTTTGATGTTGTTGGTAAATAATCGTTCATTTTGATTATCCTTTCTAAGTAATACCTTACCACAATATCCCATATTATCAAATTAATTATTTTAAATTTTTTTATTTATCTGTGGATAACTTACTTGACAGAATATCCCATATTGTGATATGGTCTTATCAGAAAGGATAATTAAAATGGTAAAAGATTTTTTAACAAAACTTACAGGCGCAGATAACCAAGAGCTCTTTCAGTTTGGTGGTGGTTGGATTAAATCACTAACTATTAGAGGTACAAAATATGAATTGATTAGAGGGATTAACCCTAGAGAATACCCAAAATCTTATTGGACTGTTTGCTTTTGTACTTCAGTTAATATTGAAACATTACAATTTGATGATGTTATTCAATTCACTTTTAGACCAACTAAAGATGCGATTGAGTTTGTCACTATACACTCAAAGAATAGAAAGAGTGCAAAAGGTCTTAACTCTCATAGTACTAATGTACTTAGATTTATTTGTGATTTAGCAGATGAAACACAAGTTCAGTTATTCGGTGCAGTTGAGCCTTTAGAAGAGGACGGACTATCAGAAGAAAGACTTTTTAAATGGTATAAAAAATTCAACTGTTTTAGAAATAGTGTGAATAACAGGTATTCAATCGCAAGATTGCCAAGATAATTATCCTCTAACGACTGCGACAATGTCGCAGTCGTATATCTTTATCCCCACCCTGGGAGGGGTCCCTATGGTCCGTAAAATTGAACCCCACCCTGGGAGGGGGGGAAGCTTTTTATAAAAAAGGGGTCCCAATATATACACCTTTAGTGTTGATTTTAGATATAGAATGACCTAAATTTCATTTTAGGTACCATGCAAATAGAAGGCATAGATATAGATATTAATAAATTACCTAGCGAAGCTAAGAAGGAATTCTTACGTTATAAAATTAAGCTAGAAGAAAAACGCAAGGAGTCCGCGATCCGCGATGATTTTATGTCGTTTGTGAAATACGTATGGCCGGATTTTATAGAGGGGTCCCATCATAAAATCATGTCAGAAAAATTTAATCGAGTGGCCAGCGGTGAATTAAAAAGAGTCATTATCAATATGGCACCGAGACATACTAAATCAGAATTTTCATCTTACATGTTGCCGGCATGGATGATTGGAAAAAATCCAAAATTAAAAATTATTCAAGCTACGCATACAACGGAACTAGCCGTTCGCTTTGGTCGTAAAGCGAAACACTTAATTGATTCCGATGAGTACCAAAAAATTTTTCATACAAAATTGAGAGAAGACTCGAAGGCCGCGGGCCGCTGGGAGACGAATGAAGGGGGAGAATATTTTGCCGCGGGTGTGGGTGGTTCAATTACTGGTCGTGGTGCGGATCTCCTGATTATCGATGATCCTCACTCCGAACAAGATGCATTGAATCCGAATGCCTTAGAGCGAACTTGGGAATGGTATACTTCCGGTCCTCGTCAGCGTTTACAACCCGGTGGAATTATTGTGGTGGTGATGACGAGATGGAATCAAAAAGATTTAACAGGCAGACTGATCAATGCACAAAAAGAAGCGAAAGCCGATCAATGGGAAGTCATCGAATTTCCGGCGATCCTACCGTCCGGTAAACCGGTATGGCCAGAGTATTGGAAGTTAGAAGAATTAGAAGCGGTGAAAGCATCCGTGGCGATTGGTAAATGGAATGCACAGTATCAACAAAATCCCACCGCAGAAGAAGGCTCCATTATCAAAAGAGAATGGTGGAAGATATGGGAAAAAGATTTACCCCCTTTGCATCATGTCATTCAAAGTTATGATACGGCATTCTTGAAAAAAGAAACAGCCGACTATTCAGCCATTACCACCTGGGGCGTCTTTTATCCGACCGAGGACAGCGGACCGAATTTAATTTTGCTTGATGTGGTCAAAGACCGATTTGAGTTTCCGGAACTCAAAAGAATAGCAATGGATCAATATCAATATTGGCAACCGGAAAGTGTTATTATTGAAGGCAAAGCCTCCGGCATGCCACTGACTTTTGAATTGCGAAAAGCGGGTATTCCTGTTATAAATTTTACACCGAGCCGTGGTAATGATAAACACGCTCGTGTCAATGCCGTGGCGCCGTTATTTGAGTCAGGGCAGATATGGGCAACGGACCATAAATATTGTGAAGAGGTCATTGAAGAATGTGCCGCTTTTCCTTATGGTGATAACGATGACTTGGTGGATAGTATGACACAAGCCGTCATGAGATTTAGACAAGGGGGTTTTCTTCAACATCCCGAAGATGAAAAAGATGAACCTATCTATAAACAAAAACGAGTATATTATTAATGGGCAGTAGTATCACAGAAAAACTGACACGACCAATGGGTCGTCGTGATTTTTTAAAAACAACCAGTAAAGGAATTGCAGGACTAGGGGCATCACAGTTGCTACCTTCTTCTGGTACAGGTGGTATTATGGAAACCGAAGCGGCCAAAGAAGTTATTCGAGAAGCTGTTCCTTTTGATCCAGATGAAATGATGGGTATTGTTGACTTAATCATGGATAAAGGAATTAAACCTAAAGGTGAAAAATATTATTACCTAACAACCAAAGATGGACAACAAGTTAGAGCTTACGCTCCTGACGATTGGGAACTGTATAGCCGCACACCTAATATCTATGAATTAGAAACATTAGATTCACAAGGACGTGTTATAGACTCTTTGCAATTTGAACCCGATTGGACGGGCGGACCAGAAGGAGGGGAAGATACACTGTCCGGTAGTACAAGATATGTGGAAGATGTTAAATATATTCCAGAAGGACCGGATGGGGATGTAACGCCGGAACCAAGTTTTTCTTTCCAAGAAGATTATGGTCATTACTTACCGGATCAAAACACTTTAGATAAATACAACACCTTAGGAGATATAATTATGCAAACACCTCCTCGTATAGGTAGTGCAGAAAATCAGAGAATTGAAAGAAAAGCTTCTGAAGATATTAGAAAAATGGAAAACAAAAAACCTGCACAACTAGAACAAAAAACCAACCTTCCGGCTAAGAAGGAAGGATTTAATATTAAGGGTGTGATTAAGGCTTTAGCCAAGAGATATCCGCCTGTAAAGGTAATAAATGCCTTGCAATTAATGTCACAAGGTTTAGATTTATATGAATCAATTAATGAAGCAATGGGAATGCCTTCTAAAGAAGAATTCCAGCAGATTATTAAAGACATGGAGTCTAGTGAATTTAGTAACGGCGGTATCGCCACATTAAAGGTATAACATGGGAAGTAAAACAGCCACCGCAGATAGAAACAGACAAAGAGAAGCGAACACCGCTCAATTAATGCAGAACATCATGACCGGTGGAGAAATTTCTAAAGCAAAAGAAGCGGAATTACAAAAAGCTGCTAATGCAGGAAGAGGAGTTCAATACCTTGCTCCGAATCCCTATGTTAAGGGTTTAACACAAAAAGGGGGACAACCTGTTTTAAATCCGAACGGAAGTTTTACCGGAAGAATTGTTGCGAACGCACCAACACTTGGAGAATTAGGTGGAGATATTATGAGAGGGTTATTCGGTGGCCAAGCACCTGCACCTAAATTTACACAATCAACAAAAGTAAATGCACCTAGTTCTGTTGCCGGACCTAATGCAATTAATTATGCTGGATACACACCAGCCCCGGAGCGCGTTCCAGGATTAATTCCTACCGTTGCAGAAAAGTTTTTAGTACCTGGTGGTATCGTAATGGGTATCGCAAAAGATTTATATCAAAAATATTTCCCAGGACAGCAAGAACAAACTACTCCTGTTACAGCAGCTTCTTATTCTTTTCCTACTTTAGAACCAACTACACCCGTAGTTTCTATGGGAGAAGTAACACGAGAAGATATACCTAGTTTAGAAAGTCAACAAATGTTGAGTGATATTGATCAAGGTTTAGAACAACGAAGAATATTAGATGATTTAAATATGGCTATTTTACAAAATTATATTTCACAGAGTCAAGCTCCGGGGTCCGCGGAACTTGATGTATCAACTATGTCTCCAGCAGAAATTCAAATGAGACTACAATCTGCGGGACTTTATGCAAACGGCGGACTGACTAATACAGTGCCACCGGCCCGCGGACCGATGTCCGAGGGTGTTGCATCTTTATTCAAATACAAGTAGAATACCTAAATGGCTGAAATAGATAAATCCTTACCTAATCAAAGAGTATCCTTAGAAGTTGAGGGACAAGAAATTGAACAAGTTTTAGAACAAGAAGTAGCAAAAGAACTACAACCCCAAGACGAACAAATTGAAGTCGTCGAAACCGAAGATGGGGGAGTGGAAATTAATTTTGATCCGCAAGAAGCGATTGGAGAAGGAAGTCAACAACACTTTGCAAACTTAGCAGAATATTTAGAGGACGATGTACTCATGCCGTTAGGTAGTGAGTTAAAAGGTTTGTATGTGGATTACAAAGAATCCAGACAAGATTGGGAAAAGACTTATACCCAAGGATTAGATTTATTAGGTTTCAAATACGAAGATCGCACCGAACCGTTTCAAGGCGCTAGTGGTGCAACACATCCTGTCTTAGCCGAAGCGGTCACACAATTCCAAGCCCAAGCGTATAAAGAATTATTACCGGCGGGTGGACCGGTGAGAACACAACAAGTCGGTGCTCCGAATCCACAAAAAGAACAACAAGCCGAACGCGTGAAAGAATTTATGAACTATCAGATCATGCAAGAGATGAAAGAGTATGAGCCGGAATTTGATCAGATGCTTTTCTATTTACCATTAGCTGGTTCGACGTTTAAAAAAGTTTATTACGATGGAATGTTAGGAAGAGCTGTATCAAAGTTTGTTCCGGCGGATGATTTATTAGTTCCTTATTCTGCAACATCCTTAGATGATGCAGATACCATTATTCATAAGATTCACCTTTCTAAAAACGATTTACGAAAGCAACAAGTGAATGGTTTTTATCGAGATATTGATTTAGGTGATCCTTATGGTGAAGAAGATGAGATTGCAAAAAAGGAAAGAGATATTGAAGGGGTTAGAAAATCAGAACAAGACCCAGACATGTATACTCTTTTAGAATGTCATGTTGATTTAGATTTAGAAAACTTTGAAGATATAAACAACGAGACTGGTGAGCCCACAGGAATTAAATTACCTTACATCGTGACGATTGAAGAAGGTAGTCGTGAAGTATTATCAATTAAGAGAAACTACGACCCGCAAGACCCTAAGAAGAAAAGAATTAGTTATTTTACACACTTTAAGTTTTTACCTGGTCTCGGTTTCTATGGCTTTGGTTTAATTCATATGATTGGTGGTTTATCTAGAACAGCGACTGCTGCATTAAGACAGTTATTAGACGCCGGAACTTTATCGAACTTACCTTCTGGTTTTAAAGTCAGAGGTATTAGAGTTCGCGATGATGCACAATCTATTCAACCTGGTGAGTTCAGAGATGTGGATGCACCGAATGGAAATCTAAGAGAATCTTTTTTACCTTTACCGTTTAAAGAACCTTCTGCAACTTTATTGCAGTTAATGGGTATTGTGGTTCAAGCCGGTCAACGATTCGCGAGCATCGCAGATATGCAAGTGGGTGACGGTAATCAAGGCGCGGCAGTGGGAACAACGGTAGCATTATTAGAGCGTGGTTCACGAGTCATGTCCGCAATTCATAAGAGGCTCTATGTATCTTTAAAACAAGAATTCCAAATGCTAGCCCGGGTGTTCAGTTTGTATTTACCTCCTGAATATCCTTATGACGTAGTCGGAGGCGAACGTGTTATCAAGCAACAAGACTTTGATGAGCGTATTGATATTTTACCGATTGCCGATCCTAACATATTTTCACAAACACAACGCATTAGTTTAGCGCAAACACAATTACAATTAGCACAAACAAATCCAGGAATACATAATCTGTATCAAGCCTATAGAAGTATGTATGAAGCGATTGGTGTTAAGAATGTTGATTTAATTCTACCACCCCCACAGCCACCACAACCCATGGATCCTAGTATGGAACATATTCAGGCAATGGGTGGAAAAGCTTTTCAAGCATTTCCTAAACAAGACCATCAAGCGCACATTGATTCTCATTTAAGCTTTATGGGAACTATTTTAGTAAGAAACAATCCATCTATTGTGGCTTCTTTACAAAAAAATATCTTAGAACATATTGCTTTAATGGCTCAAGAGCAGATTGAATTAGAGTTTAAAGACGAATTAATACAACTTCAGCAGATGCAAGCA